CACTAACCACAAGCTCAAAATCACTAAAAGCGTCAGTATCCATGCCATGGAGATTAGGCATTCCAGGCAGAAGGAAGTAACCTGCGAATTCGAAATGTCCGAAGCAAGTCGTTGCGTCAGACTCTTTAATTTTGGCCATAGTCCTGTCATAATTTTCTCCACATATCCAAGGTAAATATAATACCTTATGTCTGTCTAACATTATTTCTGTAGGTTCCTGATATAATGTTATGTTGTTGTATTCTCCTAACAATAAGTCAGGGCTGTTTACATCATTTGTATTTTTAAAGTAAGTATCATGGTTGCCTGGAACCATATGTATGTCTATACCTAACTCTGCTGCTTTGCCAAAGAAATATCTTTTACAAGACTTCAAAGTATTAAAGTTTATATACTTACGCCTATCAAATATATCTCCTAGATGGCATATTGTTTTTATACCTTCCTTCTCTAAGTAAGGAAAGAAAAATTCTGTATAAAACTTTTCAAAGTAAGCATCAAATGCTAAATTATCTGATCTGGCACCAAAGTGGGTGTCTGTAACTAGAGCTACTTTCATTATTAGCCCTCGTAGATAGCGCTATTAGCTCCATGTTCTCGAACTTCACATGATACACAATAGCATCTTCCGTCAGTTAATTGATGTACCAGTTCATCAGCATAATGGAATGCTTGTTCTGCAAATTTCTCACAACCTACACCATTCATTACCACTACCTCTGATAGTCCTTGTTCCTCTAGTTTTAAAAATGTTTTAATCTCAGGATCGTCTTTGTCTACTGCATGTTTATGATCAAAAGAATCTTTTAACCATGTCTTTAATGTCTTTAAGTTACCAAAGTCGACTACCCAATTCTTATCGTCTAGTTTATTACAACCAAACTTAAAACTAAAAGACAAAGCATAACCATGCAGTAAGCTACAATGACTATGGGTTGCCAAAGGTTGCCTAAACATACATGAAAGGCCTTCCTCATGTCCGTAAGTTTTTGTTGAATAATATTTAAAATCTCTCATCTTAACTCCTGATATAAATTTGTTGCTGTAAAGTATTGTTCTAATAATGATTGTCTATTACTTTTAATAGCGTCTTGTATCTCAGGCGCATTAAAATTATTCATCATAGTTTCTATCTTACCTATTAAAATAGTTTTATGATCTTGATATCCTTTCCAATCTAATGTGCATTTGCTAGGATATTTAAAAATGTCGTCATACATTTCTACATAAGATAATCTATTAGGAACAAGTGGCATACCTCCTGCCATTAATATTTCATAACAGCTAATGCCTAATGTTTCTTGTAAGTTTGCTGAGAATACCATCTTAGATTGTTCAAGTAATTGGTTATATTCTTTCTTAGTTAGATTATAATCATTACAATTAATCCATTTGTATTGTGGTAATTCTTTTTCTAATTCTTTAAATATATTTAATTGTTTTTCAGGAGCATCTCTATGAGGGAATAGAATAATATCATCTTTTTCTATTCTATCTGGCCTTATATAGTTACCTAAGTATTCCATAGGCCAACCTGTTCTAACAATTTTACTATTAATATATTCCTCATGATGTGGACCAAAGAATGCACTAACAAATAATTCTATATGGAATTGACTTGCAAAATAATTTTTATCTATAGCATCAAAGAAAGCTAGTTCTGTATGCCTAACCCAAGGTTTATCACCTATCTTCCTACCTAAAAAATCTTGTGGGTCATAACTACCTGCATGCCACAGTGCATGTATTGTTGCATCTATCTGAAATAAATCTAACATGTATTTAAGATTAAGAATACCTGGATGCCAAGCGTCTGCAAAGACAAAGTGATCTCCATTCTTAATTTTATTATTATTAAAATATTCTGCTAGTATTTTTACTTGTTCAGCCTTGTAAATATTTGTGCCTGCAAAGTTTAGAAAAGCGCCAGGTGTTGTACACGCTGCTATTTCTTCTGGGCCTTCTATAACTGTAATATCTTGGCCTGTTTCATCTGCTATCTGCTGAGGAAATTCTGTCTTCCATTGTGCAGTATATCTAGTTTCTACATATTCTAAATCAACTAAATAAATCATTTTGGACTATGCCTCCGTTTTCATTGTCCTCATATACTTCAACTTTTACTGCACGATTAGGATAATGTTCTTCTATATAATTTATAAGTGATTCGCCTACCATCTCACATGATTGGTGGTCTAGTTTAACAACACCTTGATCAAATGTTCTTTCTAGTTCACGCTTAAATTGTATGAACTCAATGTCTCTGTCGTTATGTTCAACACCAACAGTTACATAAAAATGGAAAATGTGTCTATGAGGATAACCTAAAAAGCTAACATCATCCCAGTCTCCTGTAGCGTATTTAGGATTCGTATCTGCTCCTGGGAACATATGAACTCCTTCTTTTTGGAAACTTACTTTTATATAGCGCTTGCGTTCAGCCATTCTGGTTCCTCCCTGTTTGTATATTTTGCAAAGTCAATTTTGTATTTGTTGTAATACCTACGATAAGAATTGACTACACTCTTACCTTTTACATCATCAGGCATAGCAAGTGGTAGGCCATGTACATCTGCCATTGATGCGTGTTCAATATTCTTGGGAGCAAACCTTAGTAAGTTTTCTAGTTTCTCCTGTGTCAAGTGTATCCTACCATACCTATGAGTATATTCCTCAGATAACCTACACCATAGATTATATAGGTAATTATAATTAGCATTACTGCTTCTAACCCATATACCATCTGGGTGATTGATGTGACTAGCCTTGTACAATGTAGCTTCCATGTTAGGATTAGGGTGTCGCCACCTTTTAATTCGTCTGCCTGCTGCTGTTTTGTCTTCATATAACTCTCCGTCTAATACCCGGTGTGCTGTAGACATGAGCTGGGCATACTCAATAACCATCTTGACAACATGTTTATCACAATGTTGTTCTGCACATAGTACAGGGTTCTCATGTAGCATAAAAATATTCATTCAAATAAATCCTCTAAACTTGCTGGTGGTTCACTACCTACTGCCATAGATTTCATTGCTCCACCTAAGTATTGGTTGTTCTCCCAATAGTTAAAATCATCTTTATTGCGTACATTATAGAGATTCCTGAACTGTCCGTCAAGTTTCATCTTACCCGTAAATTTAATTAGGGTTTCTTCATCTAACATCATAGTTTCTAGATGTTTCATAAAGTTTTGTATGGACATTAATATAAATGCTGTCCTAACATAGATCCATTTGTTTAAATCACCATATTTCTCCTTTGCCTTTAGACTAGGTGTGTTCATAATAGAGTGAAATTCGTCTAATTCTACGCCTAATTGGATAGTTTCCTGCACATTATCATACATTTCTCGATACAAATTAGACATCTTTCTGCTAAACTTAGTTGTGCCTTGTCCCATGTAATATAAACCTGTCTCAACCGCCCTACTATGAGTTGTAGAGTCATAAGATATATCTACATTATCATATAAACCGTTCTGACAAAAGACTAGATAAGGAATCATACGCCTAATACTACCTACTCCTAATACATGTAAGTGCATTTTATCTTGTGGCCAATGTTTAGCAATTTCACTAGCAATAAAAGCTCTTTTTACATCTTCTAAAGGACCTGTACCTAGTGCTGCTGCTCCCATTGCCACACCACCAATTCTGTCATGCCATTCTGTAGGTATTTCTGATAGTAATAGTTCATACCATCTAAGATATGTGTCTACACAATTACCCTGTAGGATAATATAAGGTTTACAATTACTTTCCTTACTATCAAATACTTCTAGTTGTCGTTTTACATTACGGCCTGTTTTCCTAGCTAGTTCTTCGTAGTTTTCAAAGTCAAAAAACCTTTGTTTAGTATCGTTTCTGTCTGATCTAGAGCCTGTAAGTACTACAGGTATCTCATCAAAACACATACCTACATCAGCCCACTCTGCTTGGTTCTCATATACTTTATCTTTAAGTTCATCAGTAATAGTCATGCCTTGTGTAACAATCTGTAACCCACCTGAGTCTGCATGTATTTCATTAACATGATCCTTATATGCTAGGAACCTCTCACCAAAACTAGATTCTGTATGTGCATTATATAACATAGAAAATTTATGTGAATGTACACCTGTTACCAATTTATCTAGTAACATATTAATAATCTGTGAATTTGTTTCGTCCTTAGCAATACCTGGATTACTAAACCTCATATATGAGGTACCTGATACTACATAATCTAATTCTCTACTCATGTTTTTAATATTTCCAATAACATATTAGCCTGTGCTGTAGCATCGTCCAAAGCATTATGATTATTTGCCTTGGGTAATCTTTTATCCAAGACATTCATTAAAGTTCTTAAACAGTATATGTCCCAGAACTTCCAAGGTATCTGCATACCCATAGATCTGAAAGCATTTTCTAATATGACTACATCAAAGTTAGCGCCATAACCCCAAAT